ATTCCGTCCGCCGGCAGCACAACGTCAACGCACTCGTCTCTGCCTAGCGCAGTCACGGCATGGCAGCAGTCATAAATCTCGCTACTGCCATAATCGGCTATCACTTTGACAGTTGAAGGCTTCGACCATTCCAAGGACAGCAGCCAGTCGCACACTTCAGGCGAAGGCAAATGAGGATCGCGCCTGTAGGCTGGCATGGGGGCGACTGCGAGAAGCTACGCCATCCTACCATACCCCCGCCGGCAAATGTGCTAAAATGCAACCGGCAACTACAAACTGCAATGATTCTTGCTGATTTCCAGATTCGCGCCCTTTGCGAAGTCGGTATGGTGACCCCATTCGACCCAAGTTTGCTCAATCCGGCCTCGTTAGACTTGCGCCTAGGGGAAAATATCTTGATCGAATCTGCGCAGAGTCCAGAGTTCGTACCAATGTCGATCAAGAATTACACAGAAGAAGAGCCTTACCTGATGGTGCCAGGACAGTTTTTGTTAGCAGAAACGATGGAGACCTTTAATTTACCTAAAAGCATTACGGGCCAGTTCCTGCTTAAGTCAAGTCGCGCAAGAGGTGCGCTGCAACACCTTCTTGCCGGCCATTGTGATCCAGGTTGGCACGGATCGAAGTTAACGCTAGAGCTGAAAAATGTTCGCCAGCTTCACCCGATCAAGCTATGGCCAGGACTAAGGATCGGTCAAATGAAGTTTTCGCGCATGGACGCAACGCCGAACGCCTGCTACGCGGCCACTGGCAGATATAATAACGATGCAACCGTCACCGCATCAAAGGGATAGAGCCATGGCGAGCCTTGAGGAAACACTGCAGGAACGTGGCAACCGCTACGGCAGGTTTGCGGATCACGCTGCGATCACGCAAGAGCTGAAGGCGACCATCAGGCGCTATCTTGGCTCCCCTGAGTCACTAGAGCCAGACCAACAGGAGGCGCTAGACATGATCTGTCATAAAATTGGGCGAATTGCTTGCGGCGACCCGAATTATGCCGATAGCTGGCATGACATTGCCGGCTATGCCAAGCTAGTGGAAGATCGGCTCAATGGGCCGACTGTCGTTAATGGGTAGCTGCAACAATAAAGTCAAGTGTCCCAACCTTGATTGCAATTCACTTGGCGTAACCGTAGTCGAAACCTACATTGTGTCATGCGGCAGTCGCACAAGGAGACGGCGCTGCAAGTCTTGCGGGCAGTTGTGGTACACGGCGCAGCCGCCTGAGCAGCAAATCGAAACCTGGAGGCTGATCTGGGGGAAGCGAAGGGCAATCGCCCTGCTCCCGCCGGCAAAATCGACAGAAAATGGCGAAGTATAGAAAATCAGTAGATTCTGTGATTCGTGATTACACCAGATTCTCCTTTTGCCAGGTTAAACTTACCCAAGCATAAATAGCCGAACGCATCAAACGCATGGTCAACATTGAGCTTTTTATTTGGCATCCTTGTGCCTTCAGCGTAGCCAAGCGTTCGGAACGACTTAATTAGCTCCCGGCAACGTGGATGAATCCTGGTATGCACTTCACCGTCAGCGGTGCGCAATGCTGCATTAACAGCGCGAATCTTGTCGGCAGTGTTGTACGGCGCTTCTGGCGCGTAAACAGTGAGGCCGGCTTTGCGCAGAATCTGATGATCACTGACGCCAACACCCGAAGTCTGCTTACGCTTGCCAGTTGGATCTGGGCATGTAATAATCCGGCGGCGAGTCGTGGCATCTTCATCTTCCCAGCAGTCGCCACCATATTCCCTTGTAAGCACTTCCGCAAGATCCCATGTAGTAGCAGCTTTTAGGGAAAGTTCATTAAAAATGCGCAATTCTACAGCTCTGCCGTTTACCTTGATGATATTAGCGAGGATTGCAGTTAGCGGATCGTTGTTGAAGTCTATGCCAACATAAAGCGGCAGTCTCTCGTCGTCTTCGATAGTCGAATCAATGTTATCCATCGAAAAACAGGACACCACAAGTCCCGTATTGGACAGAATCTTGGCTTCATATTCGCGTTCAAACACTTCTGGCGCGAGCGTGCGTCTTGCCCTTTCAATTTCATCAAGCGGAATGTTGCCACCCTGAACAGAGGTATATTCGTAAAGCGACCATTGCTGCGGATCTAAGCGCTCCAAGCCAGGATCAGCAAGCTCTGCATTCTTCAGTAGCAGGATAAGCTCATAAAACCAACCCGCCGTACCTTCGGGTGATGGTGTTGTCGTAAATAGCGCCCATCCGTTGCGGTCAGATAGCGCAGGGCTTATGACTGAGTTCCAGGTGTATTCCTCCTGAAACGCGCACTCGTCCATATTAACGCCAGATAATGCAGGACCGCGCAATGCGTCGGGATCTTCTGAGCCCTTGAGATAGATGACCGAACCATTGATCAAGTCTATCCTAAGATTAGACTCATTCTTCTTCCGTATCCAGCGTTCTGGAATAATGCTTTTGTAGGTATCCCAGGCAATTTCCTTCGCCATTCGGTAAGTAGGGGCAACATAGTAGTAGTTGCCCTTGCGCTCAGCGGCACCGCGCAGCATTTCCACGGCGCCAAGCAATGTCTTCCCCCCACGCCGGCCAGCCAGGACAACGCGAAAGCGGCGGCGATCATTGAAGATCAGTCCTTGCATTGGCCGCAGGGAAAGCTGGTTTTTGCCGACTACAAAATCACCGCTCTGGCGAAGTCCTGTCGGAGCAGTGGCTGTCGCCATAGGGTTACATCATTGCAGCCTCAAACTCTACCCTGAACGCTTGCCTGGAAAGCGTTTTGCGTGCCTCTTCAACTCTTTCCTCTGAAGTGTTCCCCCCCTGCAGGCTAGTGTATCTATAAATAGGTTGCAGATCATAACTCATGTGCTCATAGCAAGGACCAAGGCTCCCACCTTCCATGCCTGTCGTCAGGAATAGCGCCCAGCCCTGCAAATCGGCCACGCAAGACTTAACAATAGAACTCCAAACATCGAAGTCATACTGCGCAAATTCGTCAAGCACAACGCCGCAAAGCGCAGTTCCTTTCCAATAAAATGGTACTTGCACGCTTCCCATCTGAATAGTCGATCCATTTTTAAGTTTGAGCGATAAAGTGGAATGCAGCGTTTCTTCAATAAGCTCATCGGGAATAGCGGCACGCATTGCCTCCCAGCCAATATCTTTTGCCATACTGTAGTTTGGCGCAAGATATAGGTAGTGCCCGACTTTGCTTTTTGCGCCACGCCTTAGCTCGGCGCAGGCAAGGTGGGTTTTGCCCCAGCGGCGCCCTACGATAGCTGCGCGAAACCACCGCCGATCGCTGAACACGGTTTGCTGTGCTGGCCTGAGCGGCAAGGGATTGTAGGCTTTTGTCATCTCTCGATCAAGCGAGGGGTCATGGGCCAGGGCGTTCCACCGCCGCTGGTCTCACCATTGTAGCGGTAGACTGGCCGCAAACGCATCGCCACAGTGGACATAACGAGAATACGGCTTTCTTATCCGCGTTACACGGACAAAAATAGTCCATTCTTCATCGATACCACTGTACTGCGAATGAGGCAGAAGTGGGAAATCATGCAAGCGGTAATAAGCGGCACTGAGTATCTGCACGAAAATGCGGAAGTATATTTACCGCGTGAGCCAAGGGAAAACAAAAGAAAAACTTCGCAAAACGTTGAATATGATCCATGGATTGCTCGCGTCAATCTTTCCATTCTGGCACCGTTCACCAAGCGCTTGATTGCAAATGCTGCTGGCATGGTGCTTCGCAGGCGCATTAAATTGGAAGGTGGCGATCCGTATTGGGAGAATGAGTTCAGGAAGAATGTTGACGGTGACGATACTTCCTTAGACCAGTTCGCTAAAAAGCGGCTAGAAGTTGCGCTGACTTATGGCATGTCGTCAATTATTGTCGATGCAGAAAGACGCAAGGCAGAATCTGGAGCCGATCAAATCGACCCATTGCGCCCATATTTCGTGCCGGTTGACCCATGGCAGTATCTAGGTAGCCGGCGAGCAAGTGACGATCCAGGCGCACCGCTGACGATGTTCCGTTATCAAGAGGAGCGTAAAACCGCCGCTGGTGACTACGGTGAAGAATATGTACCTATTGCTCGCGTAATCAGACCCGGTGCCTATGAAGTGTTTGAGGCGGACAAACAAGATCGCATCGAATCTGGCGATCTTCTTCTTAATTACGTTCCGCTTGTCAGTATCTACACTGAAAAAGAGGGCTACTTGTGCGCAACGCCGCCATTGTCTGATGTTGCGCATCTCAACATTGCCCACTACCGGCGACTAGCTGACCTGCTGCATTCGTTGCACATTGCTGCCATTGGCTTGCTAGTGCTTGAAAATTACGATGGCGAAGAGGGAGTTACGGGGCTTAACTATGCCATCAAAATGAATACTGGAGACAAGGCATATTGGGTTCAATGTGACGCTGGCTCTTTTGTGGCGCAAGCGGAACTCTTGGACCGCCTGGAGAATGAAATCTCGCACCTTGGCGTAACAAAACTTTTAGGCCAGAAGTTTGTCGCAGAAAGCGCTGACGCGAAGCGTATTGACCATCAGCAGGCTAATTGCGTGCTGGCAGTTGCCGCGATGGAGCTTGAGTCAGGCTTGAATAAAGCGTTCAAAATGGCTGCTGAGTACAGAGGCATTGAGCCACCCAAGGTCATAGTCGATAAGGACTTCGACTTCTATCGCTTGCTTGGCCAAGATGTAAGCGTGCTAAGCGACCTGGAGGATAAGGGGCAAATTACGACTGATCTATTCCATCGCATTTTGTTCCAAGGCGAATGGATACCAGAAGATGTAGACCGCGAGGAACTTTTGAAAAATGTTGAGAAGCTAAAGGCTGAGGCTAAAAAGTTCCTGATGGAACAGCAGGCCGCAAATCGCCCGTCACCTGCTACTGGCAAGCAAAATAAAGCCCCCCAGACTACTGCCTAGAGGGCTTTTGTGCTGATGCCGTAATCAGTAGCCGCGAGCTTGTTGTAGTTTACGAGTAGCACGCACAAGCTCAGGGGCGATCATTGGCTCCCTGAGCACCCTGGTTTCGCATTCGCCATCAGGATATTGCGTCTTCTCCAACACTAAGCCGCTCATATCGACACGCTCAACTTGCGGCGCGGCTTCTTCGGGAGCGGTTTCTTCGGGAGCGGCTTCTTCGGGAGCGGCTTCAGCGGGCGGCGCAGGTGGTGGTGTGACAGGCGGCTTTGCGGTTGGGTTTGCCACGGCTTGAGCGGTTGGGTTTGCCACGGTTGTTTCCTTGAGAGGGTTATGCGCTACACTATAGCGCATCCATTAACCAAGCCATGTCGCTCACACCAGATGAAATCGCCGCGCTGCAGGCCAAGGCTGCAGAAGCTGTTGCAGAAGCTGACGCACTTAGGGAACGGCTTGCCCTCGTTGACGGCAAGAAAGGCGAAATTCTGGACGAAAAGAAGCAACTACAAGTTCAGCTACAGGAATTGCGTGACAAGGAAGAGGCTCGCAAAAAGAAAGAGCTTGAAGATGAAGGCAGAACTGCTGAGCTGCTAGAGCAGGAGCGCAAAGAAAAAGAGGAGCTGAGAAAGCAGATCGAAGAAAAAGATCAAGCTATTGCAAAAGCAGAAGAAAAGCGCACTCAAGATCGGTTGCGTGCTGACTTCCTGGCTGTCTTCAATGCAAGTGAAGTATTCCAGCCTGATCACGCATGGGGATTACTGCATTCGTTTATCTCGGATGATGACGGGAAAACCGTTGCCACTGCCGGCGGACAGAAGGGCACCATCGCCGATCTCGCCGGCAGGCTGCGGAAGGACACCCAGTACGCTTACCTATTCAAGCCGAAGGGTGGCGGTGGCGGCATGGGCTCCCGGCCTGCTGCGGGCGATCCCATCGACCGCTCGCGCAATCCCTACCTTCCTGGCGGCAATGTGACCATGAGGCTCGACCTTGAGACAAGCAATCCTGATCTTGCTGCTAAGCTGAATGCCGAAGCGGCAACAGCCGCCAATAGCAAAGGGTAAGGCTGCGCTGAGCCCTTGAGCAAAAGCATCACTGCTGCGCGGTATTGCTGACCAACGCACACCATTGCTTTCTCTCAAGTGGCTCACCTCGGCAATTACGGCGGGACGTTTCAAGGTGACGTTGCAAGCCTGACTCGGCTTGCAACGTCGGCTCCGTTCGGCCAATACCTGCAGGAGCAAATCTTTCTGCAGTCTCTGATGCTTCAGTCTGGCATTATCGCTACAAGCTCTGAGCTGACTGCCACTACCGGCACTCGGATTGAAGCGCCATTCTTCGACCCGATCAATCCGATCGAAGAACGCATGACCTCCAGTAATGACTGGGGTATTTCTGGTGAAGGCCACTTTACCTACCAGAAAGTTACTGCTTCGACTCAGTACGCCACCATCACCCATCGCGGCTTTGCTTATGCCGGCGATAAGTTGTCTCGTCTTGCTATTGGCGAAGACCCAATGGCTTCTTTGGCGAGTCAGCTTGCTCCCGCCATGAATAAGCTGCGGGTTGCTAAGTTTATCTCCCAAATGGAAGGCTTGCTTGGTACTGGTGGTCCGCTTAACGCTACGCAGAACGTAAACAAGTCGGTTACGACTGGCTCCACTATCTCTAACTGGCTGACGGCTGAAAACGTGATCGAAGCACGTTACAAGCTGGGCGAGCGGCAAAGTGACATTACGACCATCGTGATGCACTCGCTTGTTGCCGCCTATCTGGAGCAAGTGGGCTTCCTCAACTATGACGCCGACCGTCGCGGTGTCAATCGCAGCCAGCAGATTGGTATTTTTGCCAACCTGAATGTTGTCGTTGATGATCAATGCCCCATCATCGGCACCAGTGGCCAGCTACGGCAGTTCGTCTGCTACCTGGCTGGCGCTGGGGTGATGCGAGAAGGCGATCAAATTCCAATGGAAATCGAGCCTGACCGTAATGCCCTGAGCAAGCAAGACGGCATTATCATTGACTACCATCACGTTCAGCACGTTGTTGGTACTTCGTGGAATGCCAATTTTGACAATCCCACGAATACACAACTTGCAACCGGCTCCAATTATGTCCTTGCCTTTGAGGAGCCGCGCCTGATTCCTGCTGTGCGACTAATCGTAAATTCGCCCTATGGCGGCACGATCTGACCTTTGATGGTATGATCTGACCCGAGCCGTGGGGGCGGCTCCCTATGGTTGCCTGTCGAGCCTCCAGGATGTGATAGTCCGGGGGGCTTTTCCATGGCCGATCTGGGCTATGCTGGGGGCCAGCTCCTACATAGCCCCAAGATGGCCGCGTTCAATTTCCTCACAGCTCGGGGCACCTCCACAGTGGCGGCTCTCCCCTCGGCTTCCTCTTCTCCTGTAGCGGCAACCCTCGGCATGATCCGCGTGGTGACTGATGCCACCAGCCCTGCCGCCGGCTCTGCGCCCACTGGGGGCGGCTCTGCCAGGGCTCTGGTCTGGTACAACGGTGCCGCCTGGCGCGTGATTGGCGTCTGATCGCCATGCAGCAGACCCGCTGGTGGCCGTGGCATCGCCTGGCCGAACCCTACGCCTACTCGGCTGTCGGCAGCGAGCCAACGTGCAACTGCACGCCTCCCACGCTAATCGTGGTAGCTGATGTGGACGCCTACATGGCTGCCACACTCAAGGCAGATAGCTGGGCGGCACTAACGGCAACGCAAAAGGGGCAGGCGCTTAAGTCTGCCCAAGATGCGTTGCGCACTTTACGCTGGTGTACTGATGAGGCAACTTGCTGCGGGAAAACGCTGACCGCAAGTTACATCGCTGCTGCGTCTGAGCTTGCGCTTGTGCTGTTCAATGATAGCACGGCAGTTCTTGGCGCCGCCAATCAGCTCCCGGTCCCAACCGTGAAACGGGAGAAGTTCGATGCATTTGAGCAGGAATACTTTGACCCTAGCATCATCGCAAAAGTATTGCCAAGGGACAAGCGCGTTAGCAGCAATTCGCCAACCGTGCTACGCCTGTATCCATGGTTGATTGATTTAATCGGTTGCTGGGTTGACCGGCAGAATCAGACTATCATCCCAATGTTCCGAGGGTAAATGGCTGCTCCTCAAGATGTATGGGCAAAGCCACTTGCCGAAAAAATGATAAGCAAGTACAGGTGCCAGTCACTTGTGTACGTCAAGGTAAATTTTGGCACTTACGATGAAGTTGCAGGAAGCGTGCCTAGCATTGAAACCAGATTTAACGCTGCTGGTGCTGTAACGCGCTCAAAGAAAGCAGAACGTAATGGCGTACAGCAAGGGCACGAGGTTGAAGTATGGGTTGATCATAAAACAGTGCCCTGGCCAATTACTTCCAGTGATCGACTGGAGTACCTTGGCCGCAAGTGGAAGGTAACTGAAGTCGCAAGTTACGGCAGTGGGAGCGACGGCAAGCCTGTCGGGCCAGTTTATCTAACGTCATTAGACGGCAAAGTGATTACTACGCTTGACGGCAAGCCGTTTATCACGCAAGACATAGAAAGCGGAATAACAAACTTCTCGATGTACGCAAGCAAAATTATAGCGAGGGCGGAATAATGGCACGACGCAAAAGACCAGTCAAAAAAGGCAAAGGATTTGGTATTGAAAAAATGGCTGAAGACGTTAGAGACGCCGCCATTGACGCTTTGCGCAATGCCGCAAAAGAAGTTGTCAATGATCTGGCTGCCGCTAGTCCAGACTGGAGCGGAGAATTTAAGGAAAGCTGGTTTGTCGAAACTGCGGACGGCAAAAGAGGCAGGCCAGGCGGCGAAGGGGGTAAATACAGTTTGTTCAACATTCCACGACTTAAGGCGCAAGGTCGAAATGCTAAAGGCCAGTTTACTGCAGCCAAGCCAATAAGCACTGGCAAGGTCGAGTTGTTCATTGGCAACTCTTCGCCTTACGCGCAAGAGGCGATGGATCTTATTCCTGGCAGGTTTTTTTATCCAGGCTTTGAACCAAAAGGCAATGTTGTCGCAAGGGGGGAGCGGCAAGATGATATTAGGGGCAAGATTGGCCAAGGGCGCGGTAATAATCGGTCTACCGCTCCGCTGGACTGGTACACTACCTACATGGAAGGGGGCGCGTTTACGGCTGCTTTCAATAAAGGCGCCAAGGCTGGCTTCCTTGTTCCCGTCAATCGTCCACGTTTTAACTGAACCTTGCTATGGTAGCTCCACTTCAGCAAATCCGTGGCATTTATGAGCGCATTGTTATTGACAGCGCTGCTCCTGTGCCGGTTTACGCTGAAAATCAAGCAGCGGTAGATTTTGAAGCATTAGATGAATACTGCTTTGTGCGTGTAAACTTTGGGCTAACACAGGCGCCTGTCATCGGTGCCCAGGCTCAGTGGCACATTCGCGGTTCGGTTATATGCGAAATCTTTACCCGTAAAGGCATTGGCCCTGGCCGGGGGATACAAATCGCGGCGCCAATTATTGAAGCATTATCGGCATTAAATGGCCCCATTCCGCAAGCGGCACAGGAGATCGTCGCTCGCGTCGGGCCGGTCACCGGGCCAACCCAAGCGCAACTGCAGGACCGTGCGCATCACTACACGCGCTTCTCGATGCCCCTGGCGGCCCGCCACAGGCCGTGAGCTTGGCGGCAGGGGCTCAGTTGCTCTACAGTAGGCGCTAAGCCCTATGCACCGGCCACGGGCCGGCTTCCTCGATGCCCGTCGCCTCCTGCGGCCAAACCACCGTCCTCACCGGCCAGGACGGAATGATCACAATGAAGCCGCCTGGCACTCAGGCGTGCTTGCTTGATAAGACTGATTTTCCTGCTCCCATTCCTCCCGCGACTACTTCGGTTCTGGCAATTCCCGCTAACTCTGATTTCCGCGTCAACGATCCTGTAATTTACACGAAAAAAGGCACCGCCAATCTTGACGCCGCGATTACTGAAGGGACGGTTTATTACATCAAAAGTCGTCCCAATCCTATCACTTACACCCTTTCGGCCACTATTGGCGGTGCCGCGCTTGCCATGACTGGCAATGGTGGTGCCGGCGGCGCCAACACTCCCGGCGCTGGCAACCATATCGAGATGAGCTTCGCCACTGCTTTTGCGATGTGCGAAGTGCCTTCGGTGACAGTTGCGATTACCCGAGGCGAGATTGACAAAACTGCAATTCCTTGCAAGCCGTCAGTTGGTGACGGTCCCAAACTCGCCCGCTTCCGCTCCTATCAGTCTGGCTTTGCTGATGGCAATGGCACGCTGACACTGCATCTTACCCCAGACTCCTCTGCTTTCAACAATCGCCTAATTCAAGGCGCAATGTTTAACGATCAAAGCGGTGCAGTCTTGAAGGCGTATTTCAATGCTGTCGCTGCTACCGGCAGCCCCAATGTTCCAGACGATTCCCAGTCGCTCTATAGCGAGTTTCCCGTAATCCTGCTTGGGTTTGATACCGGGATCAGCCAAGACGAGACGGCCACTGTCGTTAGCGTGAACTTCAGAATTAGCGGCACGCCTGCTGCGTTGATGGGCCTGGCGTTCTGATCGTTTGCGAATGATCACATTGGCGGGGCTTCGGTCCCGCTTTTTTCATGCGCTGATCCAGTGCTATGATTCTGTCGTTGCACTGAACAACCCTCATGGCCAAGAACGTCAAAGAACTGCTCAAGGCGACACGCCAGCGCCGCAAAGCTGAGATCACGCTAAGCACTGGCGCGGTTTTTGATATGTATTTCATGCCGCTTACTGAAGCGGAAGACGAAAAGATCAGAGAAGCGGTTGCCAGGGACAACAGCACTAATGCCTACGGCTTGCGCGTGCTGATGCTACGCGCCGAGTACGAGGATGGCGAGAAAATGTTTGACCCGGTTGCCGATAAAGGCACAATGCGCCATGAGTATGCAAAGGCAGACTTGACTACCATGATGGAAGCGCTGATCTTTAATGGAGGCGTGCTGGCGAGCCAAGACCCCAAAAGCAATCAAGGAGGCGATCAAGACTGATCCCGCTTTAATGCTTCGGCTTGCATTGTGCAAAGAGCTGGGAATGACACCTTCTCAGCTCAAAAACAATGCAACTCAGGATGACATAATTATGCTCGCTGCATATTTTGAGATCCTGGCCGATCAAATCCCGAAACCAGGGGCTCCGCCTGTTCGCTGAACCGAGAGGCGCTAAGGTGGTGTCGCTGGTGCCGGGGCGGAAATGGCTGATTATACAGGGCTAATCCGAGTCGGCATAGAAGGTCTTGGCCAGATTCGGCAACTCAATACAGCGCTTGAAAGAACTAGCCAGTTAATCGGCAACCTTGAAAATGCCCAGGTAGTTACAGGGCAAATTGCCGAGTCGGCCACTCGCAATGTAAATAGAGCTGCGCAACGCAGAGCGCAAGCAGGACGCGACCTTTCCGGCGCTACTCGCACTGTGGCGAATGTAGCGCAACGCCGCGACCCTGATACGGGGCGCTTTCTTGCTGGCGGCCCGAATGCTACGGCGAGAAGACTTGCAAATGCGCAACTTGGGCTTGCGCAACGTGACGTAAGAGAATCCGATCGTTCCCTGAGGGAGCAAATACAGAATCGGCGGCTCATCGCTGCGGCGGAGGGCAGGTATGCAAGAGCGGTTGATCGCGCTACTACCGTACTGACCAATACTCAAGGCAGGGCGCAGGAGCAACAGCTTCGCAATCAGCAGACGATGCAAGGCATCGGCAATGCAGGCCGTGGCAATTATCTTACCAACTTATTCCAGGGTAGGCAGCGCGAATTTGCGCGAGGCGGCGGCGGCGCGGGATTGAGTCAGGAGCTACAGCAGCAGGCGCGTAATGTGCGCGGCGCATGGGATCTTGCTACTGCAGGCGGCAGGGAAAACCTGCAACTGATGCAACGAATCGCCACGGAAATGGCTGGCTTGCTGCGCCAGCAGAATGAACTTAATCGTGGCCGCGCTGGGCGATCTATTGCATTTGAAGCCGGAAGACGTGGGCAGGAAAGAATCACCGATCTTTCCAGGATGCAAGGGGCGGATCCAGGCAAGATCAAGCGATTACGCTCTCAAGCTACAGAAGTAATTTCCGCAAGCAATCTTGGCGATATTGCAGGCTCGCGTGAGGCCACAAGGCGCATGAATGCGTCGATTGGCAGGTATGAGCGCGAGCTTAACGCAGCAGCGCAAGAGCTGAAGCAGCAAAGGCAGTCGCAATTTAGAGATTTTAATATCCGCCAAAACTGGAGAGCCGTAAGCGAGGAGGCTGATCGAATGGCCAGCCAAAGCGGGCGGCGGGGCACGTCCAACCAGTACCCATACCCCGCCGGCCCCGGCAGCACGATTGGCATCGGAGAGTTTAGAAGAATTAACGCGAGAGGTGCATTTACTCAGTACGCTTCCCCGGCTGGTCCCGGCAACCCGATTGGCATTGGAGAGTTTCAAAGAATCCAAAAGGCGCAACGCGAGCAGCAGCGCCAGCAAAGTAATCAAAAAGGTTTCTTCCAGGGTGACTTGCGCAGTGCGATTGGTGATGCGCTGATTGGCGGTGCATTCCCCGCCCTGTTCGGCCAGGGCCCTGGTGCATCGGCTGGCGGTCTTGCTGGCGGCCTTGCTGGCGGTTTAATCGGCGGCAACTTCGGTTTCGGCCTTTCCCTCGTCGGCACCGCAATAGGCCAGGCCGTTGATACGACCATTGGCAAACTAGGGAGCCTTGGCGATGCGCTAGGCAGCGCGTCAGACTCGATCAAGAGATTGGAGGATGCTGGCTTCCGTGTGCGCGATAGCCAAAAGGTGCAAATTGCTCAGCTAGAAAAAGTTGGTCGTGGCTACGATGCACAAGCGGTAGCGCTCAAGGAAGTCGAATCCAGGCTTGGCCCTGGCTCAGTTGCACAGATAGAAAAATTAAACGAAGCCCAAAAGCAGCTTTCTGATTCCTGGGCGGCGCTTTCATTGCAGCTCGGGGTATCACTGATTCCGGTAGTTGCCGAGGCTGCTAGTCTTATTGCAGACCTGTTTGGTAGATCCCCTGGCGGTTCAGGGTCTGGCGCTGCACCTAAATCCACCAGACCACGCAAGCCATCGGAAGTGCTTGCGGATATTGACGCATCCATAGCGTTAAACCAGACACTCAAAGCCGGAAACAGGGAATACGCCAGCCTTGTGCGCGATGCAGAAGATTGGCGGCGCGACAATGAAGATAAGATTTTTCAAATGCGCCGCCAAGGCGTTGACATTGAAAAACAAAAGTCAGATTTACGCCTTGACGTAGAAAGCAAAATTTTTGACATGAGGCAGCAAACTGCCGCCCTAGAAGTAGACAATGCACGCGCTCGCGCACAGCTTGCCATCAATTCATTTGGCCTTGGTCTTGACCGGCGAGCTGACGCCATTGGAGGCAAGGCCGGTGACTTTATCACTCAAGTCAGGGAATACTTGCAAGCGAGGGATCAAGGCGAGTCCGAATTGCAAGCTAAGGAAAAAACGGCAAAGCTGCAAATTGCGGCCAACGAGCGAAGCCTACAGCAATACATACTGCAAGTTTCAGACAAGGTTGCCTCCATTGCGAGAACCGTAGAGGACTACAAGCGTGATCAGGAAAAGTTCAGATTTGAGTCGTCAAGGCGAATAGAAGACTATCGCATCAAGGCGGAAGATTACATCTACAGCCGCGTCAAGGATCGCTATGAGTACGCGATTGGTAGCGAGCAGGAAATACTGCGAATCAAGATGGAGGCTGCCGCTGCGCTGGGAGCGGCATTGCCAGCAGACGCAGGAAGGGTGCTTAGCGGCACCGGGCCAACTGCAGTTGGCATGGCCGGCTTAGCGAAT